AAATCCCCATAAATCTTGAGTGGTGATTGTAGCCAGACCAGTTGCGACAAGAGGATCTCTTGCAGTTGGTATTAACGTATCAGTTCCTAGTCCAGCACTGTTTCCTTGCCTAAAATTTAGTATGGTAAAAGATTGTCCAGCACCAACTTGACCACCTTGACCAGGTGTAGGAATATAGACATCTTCATCCATAATGAAGATACCTTCTGTGAATGATGGTTCAAATGATACCCACGTTATACCATTACCATCTTTACTTAAAAAATTGCCAGGAGCACCTTTTAAGTTTCTTGAATCATATAACTCTTTCTGTACCGAAATACTACCATCAATATCTAAGTTAATCGAACCATCATTTGCAAAATTAGATGGATTTGTTGTTCCTAAACCAACCGTTCCTAAACCTGTAATTACAACACTATTATTACCATCATTTGCTTGAAATATATCTACTGGTTGTGTGGTTCCAATACCAATTCTTCCAGAATGAGTTACGTTCAGTGATGTAGTAGTTCCAATACCTACTTGAAATAATGTACTTGGTGAAGTTGTTCCAACACCAACTCTACATGGATCGACATGAATTGTTAAACAATCATCACCAACCTGAAATAATGAAGCTGGTTGTGTAGTTCCAATACCAATACGACCAGCATAAGTTCCTGAATTAATTCCCGAAAGAACATTTCCACCTACACCAATATTCAGTCTGCCATCTAAAAAATCAACATTATTAAAAAATGTACTTACTCCAGTTGATTCGGTGACACCAGTTATCTTAAGTCGATTTAAATTAGATTGATTAGTTACTGTTAAATTTTTTACAACTAAATTATCAAAGTTTATATTTGCATCAAGATTATCGATTATAAGTTTTCCAGCAACTTCGATATCCTTTAAAAAAAGAACTTTTTCATTAAATTGTGCTTCGTTACCTGTAACAGTTCTTTCGAAAGGATTCATTTCTACTGTTCCTGATTACTAATATTTGGTTCATCACCAAGACCAGGCACTACTCCTTTTTGTAAAAATGGATCACCAGTAGGTGGACTCTGAAGATAATCAGAACCAACTTGAGTTGGTTTATAAATTCTTTCAATCCATGAACCTATACTATGAACTAAATTTCCCAGAAGTGCACTTGCATCTGCCTTAATTGCTTTTAATAATATTCTTTGTCCAGCAGTTATAGTTACGTTTCTACCAGCTTTAATGTTAATATCTTCATCTGCCTGAATCGAAACATTATTACCTCTAATTTTTATCTGACCATTTTCTAAGACTGTAATTGTAATATTACCTTTCGCAGATTCTATTTTTATTGTGTCATCTGTCTGTGTATTTTTTGATCCTGCAACAACTTCTATACCTTTTTCATTATGAAGTCGATATAAACCAGATTCACTTAGTGCTGAAAACTGTCTATCTTCATTATCAGTGACACCATACATGATGTACGCATTGTAACCATCATCTCCCATTTGAGGATTATTGACATCGATTCTAAATTTAGAACCTCGACTATCAATATCTCTTGCTTCCCAATTTTGATTAGGTCTGTCAGCCATTAGTAACCTCCTCCATATCCTCCACCTCCAGATGGTGGACTACTTGGTGGACTACTTGGTGGAGTTGATGATGAATTATCAGGCATTTGAGTTGGTGTTGTAGTAGGAGTAATTGTTGGTTGATTTTGTACTGTAGGTGAACTTGTTGTGATTCCAGTTTTGATTGTAGAACTTGTCTGCAAACTTTCATCTAAAGTATCATATATTATTTCATGTGGATAATCTACATGAACTGCACCAACCATTTTAACTCTCTTAGTAGGGTGTATATGGAAAGGTCCGTAGTATGGTTTTCCATTTACATATCCAATTATGTTTGTATCTGGACCGACACAATCAATAATTTGAATAATTTCTCCTTGTGGTGTGGTTGGCAATCTACCAATTATTGGTTTGATAAATGCACCTGTTCCAGTAGAAGAAGTCACACTAATCTTAGGTAGATCAGTTATTTCAATACTATTTATTGGGATTGCAGATATTATTACTCCATTATCAATTGTTAAACTATATTCAGTGTTTCCATCAGTTGCAACAGCATCTACATAATTACTACCACCACTAACTATTTCAGTCGCAATGACTCCCATCGAAATTTGATCGGCATTAATTGCATCTTCATTATTACTTACAACAGGATAATTTTCACCCTCAGAAATCATAGATACTCCAGTTATTTGTCCATATGTATTTGATAATGGGTTCCAATCAATTATTGCTCTTCCAACAGCACCATATCCATTTGAACAAGGATCATCAAAAGAAACAGCAGGTGGGTAATAAAAATAATCAGATCCTGGATCTTCAATCTCAACACCAATTATACTTGCTGTTCTTGAGACATCAGCAGTTACTTCAGATAATCCTTCTGTATTATCTACAAACTTACCAAGTATAGCTCTACCAAATCCTCCACTTCCACTTCCACCAAAGAAACTCACAGTTGGAGGACCACAGAAAGCAGGTGTTGAACAATCTGGTCTGGGGAAAGATGAAGTATTTTCATTTATATTCTTAGTCACATTATCATACGTTTCTTGGAAATTAAATTGTTTTGTTAAACCTTTTCCAATAGTCCATTTTTTAACTTGACCAACACAATTTGAATTTGATTGATTACAATCAAGAAGATTACCAACAGATTTGAACGTATCGGAGGATGCACTCAAAATATCTTTCACAACAGTTCCAGCAGAAACTAAATTATTAACTGCTGCTAATGGTGCATCCAATCCCTCTGATATTTTGTTATTAATACTACTTAAAAGAGATCCAGCAAATTGTTCTGTAATACATGCTCCTGTATTAACAACTTCTGTAAGAGCTTCTTCTATCAGACCTCGAACTGTATCAGTTAGTCCACTTGCAATTTTTGATCCTAAACAATCTAATTCATTTTGAAGTCCTTTGATAGGATTTATTTGACCTTTTTGTGCATTAATTCCTTTTATTGTAGCAAGGGAATTAGCAATTGATGCACTCTTTCCTTGTGCTATTTGAAGAGCAAACTCTTTAGCATATTCTGTTTGATATAGTCTTTCTAATCCTCCTTGTAAATTAGGAATCAAAGTTGTATATAAAGATTCCATTGATGCTGTAATCGGAGCATTTGATAGTTTCTTTATCTTTTCAGTTGCACTCGCTATGTTTTGTAGTAAATTAGTTCCGTCTCCAACTGTTGCAAATAAATTATCCAAAGTTCCAGACACACTTCCCATAAAATTATCTGCACAAGCATCTGCTGGTATTTCAACTAAACCGAAAGTACTTGATATTGGAATTTCTTTTAATTTATCTTCTGATTTACTTTGATTAATTTTATCAATTGTTTTTTTACTAGTTGTTCTTGGAGATTTTTGTGCATCTTCTTCCGATTCATTTGCTTCTGATGCTGCAACAGTATTATTTGGAACTGGAATATTATCTGTATATCCTGTAAATGGAACAAATGAATCTGATGCAGAATTTTGTGGAACTTGTTTTGTTCTACCAAAAGATCCCATTATAACTGGGATTTGACCATTATCTCCATCCAAGAAGAATCCCATTACAACATCACCAGGTCTTATCTTTACACTTGTAGCAAAGTTTGCACCTCCAGTTCCTGAGGTTGGTGGAATAAGCACACTTGCCCATGGTAGTTCTGCATCAGGAAGATCACCTTTACTATATGGATGATATCCCAAAATTCTAACTTTAAATCTATTTCCCCATCCTTTTTTATTGGCTTGATCAAACCATGATGTTACTGGTGGAATTTGACCAATCCACCACCTAAAACCATCTCTTCCTATAAAATTACTTTTTAACAGTGACTCTTCTATCATTTTTAACCGCCGTAAAACCCAAATGAATCTCTAACTATCTTCATAGAAGTATATGAACCATCTGGATCAAAATGATGGCACAATTCCTTTATTATATATTTACCACTGATATCAGGATCTAATTCACTCGAATCTTCTCTTGATACTTTTGGGAATTCACAAGTAATTACGTTACCAGCTCTCAGATCAGTATTACATGGAATTGTCATACTTATAGTTTGAGTAAGTAAAATATTATATCTCATTGTAGATTGAGACTGATATTTACTAGCATCAGCATTGATATCTCTTGATATTCCTCGATCAAGTGTCCCAACATCTAAAATGCCAGTAAATATACGAGTCGGAAGATTATCCAAAGTTCTTTCTGCTTCATCTGATACCTTAGGAAGTTCAATTTCTTTTGAACCAAGTTTTTTAACATTAGATTTTTCAAATTTAAATTTACCCTCTTCAGGTGTAGTAAATCTAAAATTTAATGGATTAAAAAAGAGTTGTTGACTTGAATAAGTTCCTAATCTTAATTTTTTTAATAAATCTTGATTCTTATCTACAGAGTACTTTAATATTCTATAATCATTATCACGATCAACTGAACTTTTATTCACCTCTGTATAAACGTATGTTGCTACAGATTCTTGCTCAATCATATCATCAATTGATCTGAATTGAAATCCATCTTGAGTTTGATAAAATAAAAATCCTGCAGTTTTATCTCCAGATTTTGATGGCACTGATTTAGATGCTAACCATACAAGAACAGAAAATGGTTTTTTAAGATTACCAATAAAATTATATTTGTTACTTGTAGTATCAACCTTGATACGAAGTGGGTCAATTTTTAGTATATCTTTTAAAATTTTATTTACCGATGTTGATATGGCACCTGTATATTTTCGAACTACTCTGGCAGTTTCGTTTGTAATTGCCTCTCTTGAAACTAAATTAAGTAGAAAACTTTCTCTTTGAGTTTCTGAAAGAACATCAGTAATACTTGAAACGTAAAGATATTTCATTGGATCACTGGAAAAGTTTATTCCCTTTTTGTCTTCACCATTATATGATTTACCTTTATCAAGTATTTTTAAAACAAGTCTTTCACCACCTCTTAAAGGGAGACCACTATATATTGATTGTTTTGCTCCATCAGATTTAGTTGAATCTGTTTTATCTTTTGGTGCCATTGAATCACCAGTGTTGATGACTCTAATTTTAGCAGTGATTGTAGGTGAAAATATATCTTCATAATAATCAACAGAAACTGTACCTAATCGAAGATCAGCGGTTCTTTCCTGATCGTTTGACTCTACCGTTATTATTTCATATAGTGATGGATTTGTTGCTGACATTATGTGTACGCTAGATTTGATAAAAATTGCTGTTCTATCATAGTATTTAATGAATCACTCTTTATCATCATTATCTTAGTGCCTCCACCCGATACTGATGATGATGCCATAGAATTATCTTCATCAATAACTACAATTTGTTTTTTCTTCCGAGAAGGAGTCAATTTAGATATTGGTTGATCCATTGATATATTTGATACCTTTGGAGTTTCTTTTTTTGAAGAAGATGTTTTTGCCATAGGTTCAAGAGAACCAGTATATGTAGAATTATCGGATTGAACTGGTGATTTGTAAGAGTTCGTTTCAGACCCAACTTTTTCTGATTGTGTTATCTCAGGAACATCTTTTTCATCCTTTACTTTCATTGGTGTTTTTGGTGCCGATCCACTCTTAATATCAATAACTTTTTCTTTTTTCCCTATTGGTATTTTTTGCTCTGTCGGAGTAGAGACTCCTGTTCCTTCAGATCCAACTTTTGCAATTTCTTTTTTAGCTTTATCTATCGCAACATCAAAAGTTTCTTTTCCTTTTGAAATTTCAGATCCAACTTTATCTAAAGTTCCTTTAATACCTTTTACATCAGTTGGTTCCTCTGGTTTTTGTGGTTTACCCTCTTCTAACTTACCATCTTTTGCAATTTTCTTTGGATCCTCTTGTTTTTTCTTTTTAATTAATCCAAGACCACCCTTAATTTTCTTTAATATATTTCCAAATGCATTCTTAATGCTATCAAAAGCACCTCTAACTACATCACCAATTTTTGAAATATCAAATGATTTTAGTGTATTAAATGCATTGGATATGGCACCTCCTATCTTTTTAAAGAAATCACCAATACCAGTGAAAAAATCTTTTATTGACTGACCTATATTTTGAATTGATTTAATAACTTTCTTAATAAAGTTGACAAGTTTTAATCCAGTATTTACTAACCACCCAATCAAAATAGTTGAAAGAAAATTAATTATTTTACCTAAAATTCCTCCTGGTTTTTTAAGTCCTTTCTGTGCGTCTGGTTTTTGTTTTGAATCTTTATTTTGTTCTAATAATTTTTCTCTTTCATTTCTTCTCTTCTGTTCTGCCTCCTTTGCACGTCTTTTCTTATCCTTCATAAACTTGTCTTTATCAATCTTTTTACTTTTCGTTGTATTTGATTTCACTTTTTTCATAGTCACTCTTGATTTTTTTAATACCATCCCTCCTTTCTTAATAACTGAACCACCAGACTTTACACCTGCTTTAGCAATAGATCCACCCATTTTTAAACTACTTTTTACGGCAACTTTTGCCCCTACTTTGGCAGTAGCTAATGCTCCCTTTAAGAATCCGCCTGCGATAGCTGCTAATGGTGCTGGCATTCTAGGTCACCGTATTATAATTCATTTGTGAATATAATGTAAGAAAATTACTAGGATTTGAAGATGCAATAGATGGTACTTCAGTTTGATTCGAATCTGCTCCTGGTGCTTTTCCACCACCTTGTTGTGATGAGGTTTTTTTGTAAATTATTTCTGGTTGAGAATCTGCAACTGGATCTAAATTTGTTTGAGAAGTAACTTTAGTTATTTTAGTTTCAGATTTTGGTGGTGATTGTACATTTGAATCACTAACTTCAGATACAGATTTTGGTGCTGAACTAGATTGACCACCAGTTATTTTTGCCTCATACTTTGCTCTAATATTTTCTTTTGTTTCTGCCCATTTTACCCTTGCATCTGCCCAATGTTGTTTTCTTGCAATACCACTCTTTGGAGATGTTTCTTTAACTTGTTTCCACCATTTATCATGTGTTTCGTTTATTTCTTTATTCATCGCATCTCGAACATTATCTAATCTATCTCTTTCTTTTTTAAATTCCATATACGCTGCTTTTTGTTCCTCAGTTCCATGTTCCATTACATCAACATTTTTACCATCTATTTCAATTTTTCCACCAGAGGTAACACCCATATTTTTTAAATTTTTCAATCTGTCATTATTCTTTTTATGTGCATCTCTAAATTCTTTACCTCCTGCCATTGCGGTTCTTATTGCATTAGCACCCATAACAGCAGCACCAATACCAGCTATTACAGCTAATGTAATTAATCCTGGCGGTGATAGTAAAAATCCTATGATTGCAGTTCCAACAGTTGCAAGCATGCTGGCAATCGGAGTAATTAAAGCAGGTATGGCACCAAGTCCACCACTCAATGCTAACATGATACCTCCAGCTATACCAAGTGTTGAAACTATTGATAGTGCAAAACCAGCAAATGCTTTGTAATCTCCAGCCATGAATGATTTTATTGCCTTCAAACCTTTATCAAACAAAAATCCTCCAAAGATTAACATAAAGGCATCTTTTAACTTTGATAATATACCACCCATTGCCTTACCAGCAGATTTCATTGGAGATAGTAATTTATTTTTTAAAGAATCTGGAGTCTTTTCTAATAATTTTTCTTCTTCACCTGCTTTATCTTTTTCGTCTGCTATTTTGGCGTCTCTTTTTTGTTTATCTTCTTGTTCTTGTTTTTTCTTTTTTTCTTCAAGTAAGGAGTCTGATATTTTTCTTACAGTCTCTTGAAGATTGGATAATGATTTTTGAATATTTTCAACAGTAGAAGTTAAATTAGAACCAGCAGCAGTTTTTGATATTCCAGTAAGACTGCTTTTAGAAATTTTTGATTTTTTTATCTTGAGTGCTTCTTTTGCATCTATGGATGCTTTAACATCAGAAAAACTTTTCCCTCTATATATTCTTCCAGAAGATGATCTTCTAATTTTTCCAACATTAGGATCCACTCCAGTGATTGCTGGACTTAGTGTTGGTTTTAGAGAAATGTTAGATGCCACTTTGTTGTTGTTGTTTTAAATTTTCTTCTTCAATATATTGTTCCAAAAGAGCAATATATACATCCTTTTCCCACGGAATCATATTTTCAATTTCAGTTAATGAGTATTTATGATGTTGCATCAAGGCAAAGTTGATTTTAAAGTATGACGCTAAATCAATGTGCGCCATACCTACTCGAAAAAACTTGACAATCCCTCCAATACTACTTCAGATTCGACTTTTGTTTCTGGATTTTTAATCTTAAGTGTATGAGATAACTTAGGCATTGTCTCAAAGAAAGTTTCAATTTCTTTGAATTGTTTTGAACTTAGTTGTTCAATAAAATCATTAAGTTCTTTCTTTGTACAGTCAGATGCATTCCAAGATTCTTCTTCATTATATACTTGATCAATACAAGAAGTAATCATATTGAATGATTGGGAAACATTAATTCCTTCTTCAACACTAAAATTATTTGAAATAAATTCAGACAAAGATGGATATTTCATTCTTAATATTAAATTTTCATCTAATTTAATATCTCTATTATGTTTTGGATTTTTATGAACTTTGATTTCATCAAGAGCAATTGTAACTGGAACCTGAGTTGTGTCATCATCAGGACAGGTGATTATAACATCAACGTTTTCACCTACAGATTTTCCACGAATATTTAAGAACAAATACTCTATATCAAATGTTGATAATTTTTCAACTTTAGTTCCTCTAGTTAAAATACAATTTCCAATTACAGTTTTAATTGCATTGGTAATTTGCTTTTGATCCTCTGATTCCATTGCGATAATCAGAAGTTTTTCTTCTTTTACTAAAAATGGTCGATATTTAATTTTTCGATCACTTGATGGTAATACCATCTCATAGGTTGGAGTTACAATTTTTGGTAATGGCATAATGTTTACAGCACTTCATTATTTTTATTTATAGTGGTTTTAGAAGAGTCTAAAATTCTCGTTATCACCTCTTTGTACATTCAAACTAAAGTCTTTTCCTGCAACGTATCTCTCATAATTAAATGTACAATTAACCTGTAAAGTATCAGAATTTCCATATTGTACAGGTGTTGATGATAAACTAATCGGAAACATTCCTATAAATGAATATTCAAGTTCCTGATCATAATCACGTTCAAATTTCACAATTTTAACTCTATCACATTTGTAACCACTAGCACCTCTTGGATATCTCATTCTATAAAAATACGCAGGAGATGATTTTGAGAAGAATGAATTTTTACTTATTTCTGAACCACTTGAAATATATTCAATCCAGTGTTCTAAGAATTTAATCATCTTGTAATCCGAATCAACATAAAAAGATAACACTAATTCTGTAAAAATTCTTGTATGTGCAAATTTTTCCTGAACTCCAGTAAAATTACCAAATATATCACTTGTTCCTAGAGTGCTGCCTGGTATTGAAGCACTATTACATAATAATCCAGCATTTTCTATTATAAATCTTCGGTCAACACCCTTACTTGCAAGATAATTAAATAAATTTCTTGATAATCCATCAAAAAATACTTGATAGTGTGAAGTTTGTGCCGTGTTTGCAAGTTTGTTTCTAAACTCACCTATTTTCTTAGGACGAACCATCTAAATACTCTATATCTCTATATAATAAACTATTTAGATGTCTTATAAAGGAAAATATTATCCATCCTTTCCTAAGAAGTATAAAGGTGATCCAACGAACATAATTTACAGGTCACTTTGGGAAAGAAAATTCATGGTCTGGTGTGATAAAAATGAAAATATAATAAAATGGGCAAGTGAAGAGATAGCAATTCCATATCGATCTCCAATTGATGGAAGACTTCATAGATATTTTCCAGATTTTTATATTAAAGTTAGAGAAAACAGTGGAAAAATTGTTGAAAAATTAATTGAAGTTAAACCTTTAAAACAAACTACACCACCCACAAAACCAAAAAGAAAAACAAAAGGTTACATCTATGAAGTTCGTGAATATGCAAAAAATATGGCAAAATGGGAGGCAGGAAC